GTCCTAGACATATCAAAAGCATGGAGATTAAGATGGTTTGAAATTTGGACTGTTGATAGTTTGGGTTTATCCTCTGCGGGTTCGGGTTATGAGATTGCATTAGAATCAATTCTATCAACAGAGTTGCCTAATCCTGTAGAAAATAGAGCTGACGATAATAGATTAATTGCATGGAGCAACCAAGCATACACTTTAGGAGGTAAAGTTACAGGAACAAACTCTCAAGGAATACTTGGTCATCAAGTAGTTATAGACCCAGACCATATAATTCAAAAAGAATTAAACATAAGTTTTAGATTGTTAGGTGGATCCACCTTTGAAAATACTACAACTATGACAAATTACATTGTATATCTGGAAGAATACGAAATTACACCAACTGAATCAATAGTTTCAACCATTAAACAATCGGCTCAATCTTTGAATCAATGATAATTATGGAAGTAGAAGATTCAAAAATAAATTATTTTAATATAATTCGTTCTTGTTTGGCTTCTTTTTTACTTGGATACATTATTGGCAAGGATATGTTGCCACCAATTTTTTAATTATCCCAATATTGATAATATATTGTACCTTCTAATGCTTCATTTAATTGCTTACATAGTGGGTGTGAAGGGTCTTTTAGATGCAAAGCAATCATCGCATTCGACATGAGGCGCTGATAATAACTAGAACGTGTTTGCAATGCTTTAATATGTTCATGATTTGAGTTTTCTTTGACAATTAATTCACTTAACCTCGCTGATTTCTTTTGCTTTTCCCAATTGTTATAGATTTCCGCAGCTTCTTCACTCAATGTTGCTGATATTAATTGCTTCATTCATCCATCAACCCCTCAAAATGTCTCATTGTTTTCCAAATGATGTTAACTTTCTTGTAAAGATAATCCAATTTCTCAATCGTTTTTGCCGCTCCTTCTTTGACATCTTCTCTATCATCATTCATCCACTCTTCTTCATTGGCTCTAAATGCCTCTAATCCACCTAATATCATGTCCCATTCTTTGCTTTCTAAGCCTATCATGTATCGCGGAAGTGGCTTCATAATATAATATATTGCTTTTTTTGATACATCTATCGGATAATTTATAGAGAACTCGGCCTCTTGTCGCAACTCGGAGCGGCGTGGCCTCCTAGCCGCTGGGTTGGGTTAGGCCAAGTTGCTATTAGTCTGATTACCGCTTCGCGGGAAGGATTGGGTTCTGATACGGGTCAATAATTGTAGAAAACCGGAAAACAATGTTCATAAACCGGAAATATGTCCGAGATGCATGGCAAAGTCTGATTCTTTCTTTATACGCGCGCAAGTAAACCTCGGTAATACCAATACTTTTGGTCAAGTAGCAATTGATTTGGGGGCGTATGTTGACGCTCTTGGTAAATCCGTTCTAAGGATTCATAACATAGCTCCATCATTTACAGATAGTGGCGGCGCTTCTGCTACTTTAGTTGCTGATGATTCAGCAGCAGCACAATTTCAACTTACTACACAAACTCAAACAGGATTAATCACAGGATTAGACAAATCTATGATTTCTTCGGGTATGATTAATGCAGTAAATCGAGAAACAGGAAACTCAATTGCTTCTATTGTATCTGAATCATTCGACAACGCTCCGCAATTATGGACTAATGGTTACTTAGTTGCAGTAGATACGATTTATCTTGGCGGTCAGGCTTCAGCGGGATTCTTTGAACAAGTATATTGCACACTAGTTATGGAATGCACTGTCGAAACAATGACTCAAGCAGCTGCTATGGCATTAGCATTATCTCAACAGTAAATGGTGATTATTTGGCGCTAACTAAAAGAGAGAGAGAGTTTATTGAGGCTGTTTCTCGTAGACAAGACCAATTAGAGTTAATGATTGGTTCGTACCTTGGCGGTCCATTGGGTCGAGGTTTAGTCATGATTGACCAAGAAGCCGGAGACCGTGGCTTTTTATTGAATAAATCTAATACGGAAAGAAACTTACAAGCGGGAAGGCTCGGCAAAAAAGGTGGTCGTGCAGTTAGAAAGAAGATTAAGCGTAAAGTTTCCCCATATCAAAAAGAGTTTGGTAAACAATTGAAGATATTAAAGAAGAAACATCCACGAACTAAAATTAGTAGTCTAATGAGGAAAGCTCATATCGCAACTAGGAAGGTTAGAAAATGAAAGCAACCGGTAGAACACTTACATTAAGAGGCACAACTGAACCATTTCTATGTAATGGCGATTGGTATTCTGAAAATATCCTAGATTATGCAAATGTCCTAGACATATCAAAAGCATGGAGATTAAGATGGTTTGAAATTTGGACTGTTGATAGT